TCGAAGTACATACGACAGGCGATCACACGGAGCCGAAACGACCAGCAACGACCTGACATTACTTTCAGACCTTCAGCCGTTGAGCACGTTTTCAAATTTTTCTCATTTCTGCGCATTAAAATTGGCCCAAAGTACGCGCAATTTAAACTTTCACCTTATCAAGCCTGGATCATTTCTGAATTATTCGGATGGTATTACCCCACCGGAATACGCCGGTATCGTTACGCGCTAATTTACACCGCCCGCAAATCAGGAAAAACAGTTTTTGCCGTAGCCATTCAACTGTACATGCTCATGTACGATGGAGAAGCCGACACAGAAGCCTACCTATGCGCCACCACCCGCGAGCAAGCCGGGCAGGGTTTAAGGTACGTTAAAAACATGGTTAAGAATTCACCGGCCATGAAATCGCGCCTAAAGGTTCAGCAATTCCAAATCATCTATCCAAAGAAATCAGGAATATTAAAAGTACTGGCTAATAAACCAGAAGCCAACGACTCATTGAACCCTTACGTTTTTATTTTGGATGAAATGCACGCACATAAAACCCTCGATTTTTACAACGTCATGAAATCGGGAACCATGAGCCGCGAAAATCCCCTCGGAATAATCACCAGCACCGCCGGATTCAACAAAGATTACCCGTTTTTCCTGATGGTAGAAACCGCCAAACAAGTACTCGACGGCAACATTCAGGACGACATTACCTTTATTGCCCTGTTTACGCTCGACGATGACGACGATGTGGAGGACAGCACAACATGGATTAAGGCAAACCCGAACATCGGGGTAACTATTCGACTCGATGCGCTGGTGAAAGAATGGGAAAAAGCCAAACTAACCATCACCGAAAAAAACAATTTCATTACTAAAAACCTGAATCGTTACCTGGACAATAACGAACAATGGATACCAGACGACATTTATGTAACTGCATTCAGAAACATTCAGGTACCAGAAGGCCGACCAGTGGCATACATGGGAATTGATATGTCGGCCACCCGCGACCTTGCATCAATCGTTATTCACTGGCACGATGAGGTTACCGGGCGACATGGAGTAATACCGGAATTCTATTTCCCACAAAACGAAACCAAGCGCGTGCGAAATTCAGGCATCGACTTAGCCGCATGGATCGAAAAAGGCCACATCATTGAACACCCCACCGCCACCATCGACCAAAAAATAATACTAGAGCGAATCAAATACTGGAATACCGTTTTCGAAATCCGCCAAATCAATTACGACGAATGGAACAGCGGGTTTATCATTCCTGAAATTGAATCAACACTATTTATCAACTGTTGCAAATTCAGGCAAACGACCGTATGGTTTAACTTTCCGCTGAAGTACATCGAAAAACTATTCTTTGACGACACGCTCGACATGGGAACCAACCCCGTTATGCGCTGGATGTTCCGCAACATCGTGCTATACAAAGATGGAAACGGAAACATCAAGATCATGAAAAACAAATCGATGGATTCGGTCGACGGTCCGGTAGCCTGGGCGATGGCCGTAGGTGCATGGCTGCAAAACAACAACGACGCCACCGCCGAATTCTTCAAAACCCTGATGACACCAAAAGATTAACATTAATCGCGCCGCTGCCTGAGCCTGTCGAAGGCAACATATTACAGAAAAGCGCGCAATGAATTTTCTATCATACCTATGGACTCAGTATAAAACTGCCCGTGTAACGCTAGGCACACAAATGCAAAGCATTGAAACAAACGGAGTTAGCGGAATACCTGAACAAATATCAACCGTTTTTACCTGTTTCGAACATTTGAGCGATGCCGTTTCGCGTATGCCAATCAGCATTTATGCCGACAACCAGATGGGCCGCCTCGAATTACGCCAACATCGTTTATATTGGTTGTTGAGGTACCAGCCCAACCCATCGCAAAACGCCCAGCAATTTTGGTCAACTGTTGAGTTACACGTTAATAAATTTGGCAACGGATTAGTTCGCGCCCACAAAAACACACAAAGCGCCTACGTTCAGCGGTTCGAAATCATACACCCCGAACGTATCGAAAGTATGACAATCGTTGAGGGCGAAATCATCAGTTATAAAATTCGCCGCCAATCGGGTACCATGTCCGAAGAAATACCAGCCGCCGACATGCTGCATTTCCGTGGCATTTCCGAAGATGGTTATATTGGTCTTTCTGTACTGGAAGCGCTAAAAAAAGAAACAGAAATAGCAGAACGTACAACCGCCCACATAAATAATTTTCATAGAAACAACGGCATTCAAACCACAGCACTAGAAACCGATTTGCCAGGCGCATTATCAGGACCGGCACAAGCCGCATTAAAAGAAACGCGTGACGCATATTTAGAATCAAACGGCGGCCCGACAAATTCAGGCAAACCATTAATGTTACCGGCTTTCACCAAAATTGTAAAACTTTCACAATCATTTGCCGACTCGCAGCTCATAGAGACAAGAAAATATTCACGAGAAGAAATCGCCGCCGCCTTTAAAGTTCCGCTATTCATGATCGACGGTTCAGCTGAAAAACTCGACATCGAACAGCTTACCCTTTTATTCCGCACCAATACCATTGGGCCAAAGGTTGCCATGTATGTTGCCGAGCTCACCGCCAAACTATTAACCACCGACGAAATCCTGAACAAAGGTTTCAAAATTGAATTCGACACCTCGGTAATTATCGAAATGGATTACACCAAGAAAGTAACCACAATTAAAGAACAGGTAGTTAACGGGCTGATGACGCCAAACGAAGCCGCCGCCAAACTCGGAAACAAAACCATCCCGGGCGAATTTGGAAATAAACATTACATGCAGGCGCAATACATACCGCTCGAAAATTTCACCGATTACAATACGCTCCTGAAAACAGATCCGACATTAAAAACAAATCCAACACCACCAGCACCATGACCACCAAATCAAAATTAATACTCCGGTCCATCGATGGCACTGCCATTGTCAGGAAAGAGCCAGACGGCAAAAACTTTGTTGAATTTTACGCCTCCGTATTTAATCAGCAATCGAAGTTGATTAGAGAATGGGGTGAGGTATTCTTTGAGGTTATTGCTCCGGAAGCATTCACCAACGTATTAGCCGATGGCGGTTTAAATTGCCTGGCAACAGTCGATCACGAACGTAGTAAAATATTAGGCCGCACCAAATCAGGAACATTAACCCTGGCACCAGACGCGCAAGGATTAAAGGCAACCGTTGAAATGCCCGACACCACACTCGGGCGCGACATGCTGGTACTTATAGAGCGAGGCGATTATTTCGAATGCTCATTCATTTACACCATTGCCGACAACGGAGTCAGCTACGATAAATCGGGCGACATCCCCGTGCGCACCATCACCAACATTCAGAATTTATACGATGTAAGCATTGTGCTTGATGGCGCATTCGCCAACACCGAAATCAAACGCCGGGCAATTGAAATGGAATTCGAATTTAAAGTAACCATCGACAAAAAAGAAGATGACGAAGATCCGGAAGCCACCGCCGCTGCATTGGTAGAAGTTGAGCGAGCACTCGCCAACGAATACGACATATTAGAGAAAGAACTCGAAATTTTAACACTAAAAAAATAATTAATCCATGAAACTTTCCGAAGAATTGAAAATTAAACGCGCCGAAAAAGTTGCAGAAATGCAAGCTGTTTTGGAAGCACGTAAAGAAAACGGAATCCTTCGCGCAGCCACCGCCGAAGAAACCACCAAATACGACGGTTTAAAGGCCGAAGTTGCACGCATGGACACCGACATCGCCGACGCAGAAGCATTGGAAGTACGCGGAATTGAACAGCCACAGAAACGCGAATTCAACATCGGAGGCAAAGCCGCTCCTTATTCCGTTGGAAAAGCCATCCGCGAATTTGCCCGCGGCGAAGATAAGCTAACAGGTATTGAAGCCGAACAGCACAAAGAATTAGGCCGTGGCATTCAGTCAGGCGGTTTATTAGTTCCATTCAGCCGTTCAGCATCACCAAACACCCTCACCACCCATGCAACCAGCATCGATGTGGTTATTGATCCGAACCTTTCAATCATTGGTTACGAGCCACTTTGGGGCCAGATGGGTTTAACCGTTTTAAACGGATTGCAGGGAACTGTTAAGCTGGGTAAGAAAACCCACGATGTTGCCGGGAAATATGCCGAAACTGCCGAAATCGTTGCCGAAAGCAATGTGCCATCATACGTTACTTTAGCACCTGACAATCGCTACGGAATTACCGACCTGTTTACCAAAGAACTTTTGGCACAGGAAAACCCAGCAGTTCAGGCCGCCATTGTTGCCGACATGATCAAAGGTTGTGATCGGAAATTAACCGCCGAAGTGTACACCATCGCATTGGCCGCCGCTACTGAAGTTGCCGCCGGAGCTTTAACCGTTGCCGGGTTTAACGCACTGATGGGTGCCGTAGATTTGGATGGAGCTTTCGCCATGGATCGCGCATCATTCTTTGCAGCCAAAGGCGTTGCCATTGGAACCGCCGCAAGTGTATTTTTGGCTCAGATGGGCGCAGTAAATGGCGTAGGAAACAGCTACGACGGTGCAAAGATTTTCTATTCAAACCTATTCGCCGATGGAGCTGCAAAACAATACGCAGTTTATGGCGCATGGTCCGAAATCTATTTGGGTTTTTGGGGAGCTTTGGAAATCATGATCAATCCTTACACCTATCAAAAGGTTGGACAAATTGAATTGACCGTAAACCGTTTGGCCGATGTGAAATGCCGAAACACCGCCGCATTCGTGAAAACTCCGGATCTCGATTCAGCTACTTAGTAGATCATCATTTCAGATACCATACAAGGGGAGGGGCAACCCTTCCCTTTTTTGGCTTCGACAGGCTCAGCCACCGCCGCCCCCTGAGTAGCGAAGCGTATCGAAGGGGCACACTTGAAACTTGAAACTTTGAATTTGAAACTATTTTCACCATGCACATCATAACCGCCCTACCCACCAAAACAAAAACAGGCACACCGGTAACACTTGCCGAAGCAAAAAAACAAGTAGGCATCGAGCCTGAATTTACAGTCGATGACACCTACATCGAAATGCTGGTGGGTATAGCCATCGACAAAATCGAGAACGACACCAACAGCGATGTACTCGAAACCGACAACGTGATTTTATTCGTTCCTGAAAATGGATTTCAGTGTTACACCATACCACAGGCCCCGTTAATTTCGGTTAGTAAACTCGAAAAGCGCGTAGGTGCCACATGGTCCGAAGTTGCCACCGAAGCCTACCAGGTAACCGCCGGGTTCAGTAAGTTCGATATAGAACTACTCGAAAGCATCACCGCCGACCAATTCAGATTAACCTATAAAACCGGATATGTTGCCGCCAACATTCCAAAAGTTTTAAAAGGCGCGGCACTCCTGAAAACATCCGACCTATTCGACAACGAACGCCAGGGATATACCATGAACGTAGCCGCCAACAAAGCCTACGAATCGCTAATCTCGAAACACATCCGCACCTATTGGGGCTAAAAATAGTTCCAAATTCCATGTTCCAAATTCAAAGTGGGAGCATTGAACAAAGCAGGGGGTTAAACTTGAAACCTGAAATTTGAAATTTGAAACTTTTTTACCATGCTATCATCACAACTCCGCGACCAGATAACAGTTTACAGCCCCGTTGAAAACACCAGCAACAAAGGACAGCGCAATTTAAACTATCGCCTGGCATTTACCGACCGCGCATCCATCAGCTTTGCATCAGCCGACCGACAATTTGCCGAACATGCCGAAGTAACCGGAAAAGTAAACCGCTTTAAAGTACGGTTTTGCCTGGGCCGTTACCTCGAGAACATGATCATACTTTGGCGAGGCGATTATTACACCATCGACGGAATAGAAGCCGACCAGCGCCGCACTTATCATTACATCACCGGCACGCGAGCCATGCGCGGAACAATAGAGATTGTGGTTTAAAACATATTACAGAAATAACAAGTGGCAAAAAACGCGGTAACACTCGAATTTTCAGGCACCGAAAACCTACAACAGATTTTCAATAAACTACCGGCCCAATATGCAAAAAAGCCAGTACAAGCCGCATTCAGAAAAGGAGCCGCGCCGTTCATCAAATCATTAAAATCGACCATGCCGCCAGCGCTGAAAAAAGTAAGCAAGGCAATCGGTATTAAAAACGGAAAAGGACCATACATCAGCGCCGGAATTCAGGCCAAGAAAATAGGCATTAAACTGAACGACGGCAACACATACGATGCATATTTCCCGCTTTACTGGTCGAATTACGGAACACTGACGCGCCGCGACACATCGCATCAGTTTAAAAATAAGATTAAAGCAAGTTCATCGAAACGAAAAGGAGGGATAAGGCCGCTGTTATTTGTCGAACGCAGCTGGGAGCAAACCAAACAGCAAGCCGAATCGATCATCAGTAAAGAATTAGTGACACAAACCGAGAAGTTTTTACAAAAATACGCCATTTGATATGTTAGCCGACGCACTATACAACACACTAAAAACCATTTTAACCGCTTACCCGGTTATAGGAGCCACCGATGCCACCGCACCATTTTGCACCTATGCCGTTGAGCCTACACCCATACGCACCAAAGATGGCATAATTGGTTACACGCAAAAAGTACGCATTGCCATCGTTGACGACGACATCGACGCAATAGAAACCAACACCAACAGCATACGCGCCGCCATAACAGCACTCGACCGCACCACCACCGCAGGAACCACCATCGACGGTTTACTGTTGGAATTTGAAACAGGATCGATATTCAATCCAGATTTTAACATTTTCCAGAATACACTTGAATTTTCATTCGATACAGATAACAGATAATTAAACACATAAAAAATTAAGATCATGGCAAACACAAGAGTAAAAGGGTACAACATTTTCATGACCCTAAACGGAAAAAGAGTCGCAGGTGTTACATCAAACGGATTTGGCGTTAAACCAAAAATGAAAGATTCGCTTATCAAAGACGACGAAGGAACTTCTCAAACAGAACAAACAGGCTACGATGCTGATTTTTCAATCTCAGGATTAATCGTATTGGACAATGCCGAAACTCCATCGCAGGTTCAGCTCGACGATTTAATCGATGCCTCGCTGGTTGGTACTTTAATTCCGTTTGTTTACTGCCGCGTTGGATCAACAGTAACACGTTACGGAAACCTGAAAATTACCGATTACAAAGAGGATTCGGATTCTGAAAACATTGCAACCTATTCGGTTTCAACAAAACTTGAAGGCGCGCTAAACAAAGGAACTACCAATTTAATACCGCTGGTAAAAACTGTAACCTTAACCGGTAATGCCGGAAGTGCCGTTATTACAGGTCCGGGGCAATTGGTTAAACCAGTTATTTACGCCACAGGCTTAACCGAAACAGCCGCCGCATTTGTAACAGCCAATGCCGCTGCATACCTTGCTAAAAACATTGTAGTTACCAGCGCGCTTGCAGTAATCACATTCACCGCCACCACAGTAAATGTACAGTTCGATGCTCCGGTTATTACAAACGTAGTTACCAACCTTTCGGGCACCATTGCATAATAACCACGTAGAGACGCGCTAATAGAGCGTCTCTACAATTTCGCACCATAAAAAACTACTACAATGAAAAACGACCACATCGAAATTAACGACCAGAAATACAGGGTTGAATTCAACTGGAATGCAATAACCGACTTTCTCGAATCGGAAGGGTTACAGCTCACCGATGCCGACGACCTCAAACAATTAAAACCGCGCCAGGTTACAGGCTTAATTTATGCCGGGGTAGTTGAAGGATGCCGTATAGATGGTACCGCATTTCCATTTTCAAAACTCGACTTCGGGGCAATGATTAACCCGCCACAGGTAGGCGAATTATTATTGATCTACCAGCGCCACACTTCGACAAGCTCAGTGACCAAAAAAGCACCGCTGGCTGAGCGCGAAGCAGTCGAAGCCGGGCAAAAAAAAAGATTCATGAGGTTTCGCCGGAGAAGTTCTTCCAATTAGGCGTGTGCCTTTGCGGATTAAAACCTGTTGAATTTTGGGAGTGCCGGTTAAGCGAGTTCTTTTTAATTCTGGAACAATGCCAGGAACACCGCCAAAACCAATTCAGGCAACAAGCCGAACTCGTAAGGATGCAAACCGCTACACTGGTAAACATCCAGCTCAAAAAAGAAGATCAGTTAAAACCGAATGAATTATGGCATTTCGATTGGGATAACGATACGGTAGAGACGCACGATCGTGCGTCTGAAATGACAGACGAACAAATACAGGCCCATAATGCACGACTGGCCGCAATGCTCTAAACATTAACCCGTCATTGCGAGGCACGAAGCAATCGCATAATTAAAACAGATTGCCGCGCTTCGCTCGCAATGACGAAACAACGAAACAATAATGGCCGAAACAGTTACAAACCTCAAAGTACGCTTTGGTGCAGATACCAAAAATTTCAAAGCCGATTTAGAATCAGGCAAAGCCGCCGTAACCAATTTTACGGGGGCGGCCTCCGGAGCGTTTGGCGAATTTGCCGCGCTGTTTGGTGTCGATATGGGAATGATCCAGGGGCAACTCGCCGCAACAAATAAATCGCTCGCTTTACTTTCCGGAGGTTTTAAAGGAGCCACAGCCGGGGCCGGTTTATTCAGCAACGCCCTTAAAGTATTGCGCCTGGCATTAATCAGCACAGGTATTGGCGCTATTATCGTTGCATTGGGCTCGTTGGTTACCTATTTCACCAAAACAGAACGTGGGGCCGAAGCTGTCGAGCGTGTGATGGCCTCATTTAAAGCCGTGGTAAATGTATTGATCGACCGTTTTGCCATTTTAGGAGAAGGTATTTACAAACTATTTACCGGCGATTTTAAAGGCGGTTGGGATGCTATGAAAAAATCGGTTAAGGATATAGGCACCGAGATTGTAACTGAATCGAAAGCCGCCCGCGAATTGGAGATTGCACTTCAGAAACTAGAAGATAAAGAAATTGCATTGATCGAAGTACAGGGGAAGCGCCGCCAGGCTATTGCCGAATTACGACTAGCCGCCAAAGACGAAGAGAAAAGTACCAAAGAAAAGATGGCCGCCATGTCAGAGGCTATCGCATTACAACGGCAAGTGACAGCAGATGAAGTTGCACTTCAGGCCGAACGCACCCGCATTTTGGAAGCACAAACCAAAATGGGCGAAGTAATGGACGAAGATAACCGTGCATTAGCCGAAAGCCGCGCCACCCTGAACGACTTGGAAGCACAAGGAAACGATACCATCCGCGGTATGATGCGCGAATACAATAAACTATCGAAAGAAGTAAACGCACAAGCCGAGGCGCTCGATAAAGAAACAGCCGCCATAAGACTTAATGAAATTGCAAAGGAAAAAGCCGAAAGCAAAAACATGGATCGGCTTTCTCCCATCAAACTCACCGCCGACAGTAAAACCGGTAAAATTACCGAAACAACCCTTGCCGCGCCAAAAGCTGAAGGATTCGAAACCGACAAACTCAGCGCATCAGCCGACAAAATAAAATCAATTTACGGCGACCTGAAAACAACCGTAATGGATTTCTCGCAAGTATTTCAGGAATCAATGACAGGCATTGCCGTTGGTTTTGGCGAATCGCTGGGTAACATGTTGGCCGGTACCGGAACGTTAAGCGATTTGGGTAATGTTGTACTTACATCATTGGCCGATTTAGCCATTCAGGTTGGTAAAATTGCCATTGGCGTAGGTTTGGCAACATTCGGTATAAAAGCCGCATTACAGTCATTAAATCCAGTGTTGGCAATTGCGGCCGGTGTTGCATTGGTTGCGTTAGGTAGTGCCGCCAAAGGAGCATTAAGCGGCGCATCATCCGGTGGCACCTATTCGTCAGCCAGCACATCCTCATACGGTTCAGGGGTTAGTTCATCAGGTTCCGCCGGATCGTTACGCTCGGCACCCATGACCATTTATATTGAAGGTGAATTTAGACAACGCGGACCTGACTTGGTTGCAACAATTAATAAAAACTATCAACGCCGTGTAATCGGCACATAATCAATCCTTCAATAAATCAATTCTTCAATAATGGCCTACGGATTAAAATACATACTACGCTACGAAACCGAACGATTTGGTACCGACATTCGTGTGTTGATTTATGCCAAAGATTACACCGGAGAAGCAACACCAAAAAAGATCGGCGCCGGGCGCATCCAGTTAAGCCTCGACCGCGACGGACAAATAAAAGGCTCAACACTCGATTTCAGCATTCAAGCCGATACCGATATGGAGTTTGCCAGCTTTTTCACCCTCGACAACAAAGCCCACCGCGTTGAACTCGAATTCAATCACGGCGTAACCTGGACAGGGTACATCGTAGCCGACCAATACAGCGAACCGTTTATTGCACCGCCTTACGATGTTCAGGTAATGTGTACCGACGGACTCGGCTTGCTGAAAAACGAAACATTTGCACTTACCGGAATGGTTTCACGTTTCGAAGCAATCCGTTATTGCATCGATAAAATTGGCATTGCCTTACCGTATGCCATAAACATCAACATTTGGGAAGAGCGCATGAATCAGAGCTTACACAATATGCTCGATCAGTTGTATTTTCAGGCCGAAATTTTGAGCGACAAAACCTGTTACGAAGCACTTCAATCGCTGTTGCCCGAAAACTGTTTCATTAACCAGGCAAATGGATATTGGATGGTTGAGCGGCCCACCGACCGCACCTTACCGCGCTACATCTTTAATGCCGATGGTACCGCATCGTCAGAAACATACAACTGGCACACCTTTTTACGACAGTTAAACACCGTTGAATATTCAATAATTAACCGAGGAAGCCTTTACCCAATTGGTAACCTTATGCTCGAAATGCAATCAGCATGGCGAAAATTTACCATCAAACAAACGTATGGTAAAAAAGAATCATTTTTTCGCAATTATAATTTTAAGGCTAATTCAGCTTATTGGTCGGCTACACCATCATTTTTTTCATTTTTTTCTGTCAATAAAACAGAAATTACAAGTTATGCGATACTATCAAATACTCAATCCAGTCTAATAAACTGCATCAATCAAAGTATAAATGTAATTTCAACATCACCAATAACATTAAATATTAATTATGCGATTGCCGGTTACGTTACCAAATACATAAATGATAATTCAGGAAATTACACAATATCAAAAATTAAAAATAGCATTCAAATTCAATTAAAATTAATAGGAACATCGGGAAAGTCATATTTTTTAGATCAAAATGGATGGAGCGAAACATTAAAAAATATTAAAATTAAAGATGTTGAAGCATCAATAAATTTAGATACTTTAAATTTCCAAACATTAAACATTGTAGCAAGTAAATTACCAGAATCTGGAATAGTTACAATATCAGTTTTTCAATTAGTGCCAGATTCTTTTTTTGATATAAACCATAAGTTTTTAGGGCTTTGCATTGAAAATATACTTTTTTATAATAATGACATTGCTCATTTTAATAATATTGAAGAAACAGAAGTTATTTTAAATGAAAATGCTACTGATTCAAATAAAAGTGTTGATTTGCTGCCAGTTGATTTACCAGATTATGAAAATAATAATTTATATTTTGATAATGGAAACTATGTAAAGGTTGATGGCGAATATTTACCAGCCAATAAATGGGGATCAACTGAAGTTCGTTATTTAGAATACATGTCAGCTTACATGGCATTCCTTTATCAATCGTCACGATCAATCCTGAAGGGTGAAATAAGCGGATGGCTCGAACTAAACAGCTACATCGAACACGCACTGAGCAACAAAATATACCTGATTGACCGCGGCACATGGAACGTAATTGAACACACATTTAACCTCGAATTAATTGAATTACCCGCCGGTGAATTCATTTACGACGATTACATACAGACATTACCCGAGCCATGGAAACCAACCATTGATACAACCGATGAAGCCGGAAACCATGTAAAAACCATCGACGGAAGTTTCGAAGTGCCATTGCCAAATACAAGCACACCGGTAGTTGTTGCCAGGCAACGCACCATCGACCCGCATAAAATGGATTACGACAGCGGCACGCCACAATTCAGCATACAGGATGCAGCCGTTGAAACCAATGTTGACGACTTACCCAATGCCGTACATATTGATGCCGGTAAAATAATCAATCATCATTACGCATCGCTCGACCGTACCAGCATCAGGTTTATCAAAGAAGGTGCCGAAGAATACGACCCAACGCGCGAATGGATCATCGACGCCACCGACATAACGCTACCCGACGACGACGGATATTTCATGTATGTAAAAGTTCCACTAGCCGAAGAATAACCCATGATAACAACCTCCGAAATAATCGTATCAAAAAACCACATCGAACCATTGGCCGACGATGGATTTATTATTTACAAATTAGGCTACATCAGCCCGGTAGTAGATGGCAAGCGCGAAGCACGAATGATTTGGGGAAACGAACGCAGACCAAATACCCAATTAACGAAAGACTGGATTACCCTCATTTGCCGTGATGTTATTGCCGGAACAGCCGATAGTATTCCGCTTAATCTGAAAGCCTATGCAGGTTATACCATCGACTCCTTAACACTTCAAACCGACAACGGAACGCTAACCGTGACAGTGAAAATTAATGGAACAGCGATAACCGGATTATCCGGAATAAGCGCAACAACTACCATTACCGAAACAACAGCCACAGCCTTAAAAACAGTTGCAGTTGGAGACTTGGTTACTATTGAATGGTCAACCGCTTATACCGGAACACCAACAACGATTTACACTGAATTAAATATGACAAGATGAGAGGGCATAGTGTAATTTATATAGCAAAGAAGAAATCAGCATTTTATCCGGTAAATTATGGGATATTATATAATTGGTATGCTATAAACGATTCAAGGAGTATTTGCAGTTCAGGATTTCATGTTCCTGCTTATACAGAGCTTACAACTTTAGCAACATATTTAGGTGGAACATCTATTGCTGGTGGAAAACTAAAAGAGACAGGATTTGCATATTGGGATAGCCCAAACACAGGTGCAACAAACGAAGTGGCATTTAATCTTAGGGGAAGTGGAAATAGAAATCATAGCACAGGCGTATTTTCCTCAATTGGAATAGAAACAAGACTATGGACTTCATATGATGGTGGAACGATAGGACTTCAATATAGTGCATCAAAAGATAATGCCTTGTTTGGTCTATTGAATAATAACAAAAAAACAGGGTATTCTATCCGTATTGTTCGTGATGCCACAACACCAGAACTATCACTTCCAGATGGATTAATTTCAGCAACGTACGTCGGCAATGACTTGAAGGCTTACCGATTGTGTAAGGTAGGAACTCAGATTTGGACGGCTGATTGTCTGGCTGAGACAAGATTTGCAAATGGCGATTGGATTCATGGATATGACGGAGGAACATACACCCCAATTTCAAACGCCGCATGGACTGTATTGACCACCGAAGGGTGTTGTGCCTATGCAGATAATTTAGCAAACGTTTAAAATGGAAAAAGAACAAAGTTAATAACTCCTGAATATTGGGATTTACGGTAACGATTACTTAAAAACACAGCATGGAGTTTACTTCAATCGGCTGCTTGTTGCGATATTAATAACGACCCAACAAATAGATAATAACCCAAATCCGCGTAATCAGTTTTAATCCGTGTAATCTATTCACAAAAACATATTACAGAAAACTTAAACATCATGGCAACAAACATTTTATCAGCCCACGCATACACCACACAGGAAGTTGTTTACAGCTCCGAAATAGCCAGCGCACAAAACGTTGACATTGCCGCCAAGGTTACAGGCACCGGAGCCGGACAAATCAAATACACCATCCAGCGCAAAACAGCAAACACCGACTGGCGCACCGCCAAAGACGAAAACGGCGCACCGTTAGAATTCGCAACCGTTGGAGCCACCACCGAAGGGCTGAACATTGCCGGGTTAAACGCCGCATTATTGCGCGTAAAAGTTGAGGTTATCAGTGGAGCAGGAACCATAAACATCGAATATGAAAGCCTATAAAAGTGCCGCCATTCGTGGGGGTAAAATGGTTCGACAAGCGACAAATTTGAACCAAATTGCTTTTTGGAAAACATCTGATTTTTCGAATATGGTGGCGTTAGATTCGGGGACTATAAAATCAATTGATTTTATAGAAAATTTTTATAAAACTCAATTAACTTCGTCTATTGAAAATAATACAGACATTGCATTATTCGTCGAATCCGCATTGAAAACGAGAGATGAAACAACAAAATGTAAAAGAATAACCAAATGCTATGATTTATCAATACAATTGAATCATGCGGTACAAACCACAAATACTATACAACCACAATTAGCCGGAGATTGGTCTGTTTTAGATAGATATGCAATATCAAATTCATTTTCTGACGATAATTATTTAAGCTTTAATAATATATCAAAGAATGTATCAGATAAATGGTCTATTTCTATATTTAATAAAATCGACGGAAAACAAACTGATTCTTCATGGACTGGAAGCACGATTTCTAGCATCGGAACAACCTATAATAACAACAAGCTAGTTATAAAAATAAAAAATGAAAGCGGGATTTCCGCAGTAGGTACTATTGATATATCAAGAGTGACGTCTAAAAATACTTTGTTTACATTTATTGCAAATGGAAATTCAACGATTGATTTTTATGTTGACAATGAATATATTGAAACATTAATAATTGGATCAAATTTTGTTTTCAATAAACTAATGTCTGGGGGTGGCACGTATTTAAACGGGATTTGCTACGGTATTATTGTAAACAGCATAGTTTTGACCGAGTTTCAGAGAACTAAAATTTGTAATTATTTTCAAACATCATTTGGAGAATTGCCTAATGTATCAATAGGTGTTCAAAATTGGGCGTTACAAAATGCCAGAATTGTAGTTACAGCAATGGGTAATTACATCAATAACGTACCGGATAATGCAACGTTTATAACATCAAAAACTATTTATGATAGCGTATATTCATCCACAAGTGGAAGTATAGAAGAAAAAACATATGCGGCATTGAAATCAGCGGCAATGTGGCGATATGCTTATAATGTGGATACAAATCAAGCAATATTTGGAATTTTATACAATCATTTTGCGCTCGTTTTAATACAAATGGATATTGATTATTTTAATGCCATAAATCCAAATTATTTCATTAATTATAGGGTTCCATTATATAGCACAGACTTCGTTAATTTGTTCGATTATCTTGGAGGTACAAGTGTTGCAGGCGGAAAATTGAAGTCTCCGGGAATTGTTTTATTTTCTGATCCGAATATTGGGGCAACAAACGAAAGCGGTTTTAGTGCTGTTGGGGGGGGAGATATAAACGGAGAAACGGGTGCTGATTTTCTATTCCGAAATTATGGTGTTTTTGGGTGTCAGGAAATTGCCGGCACTAATGGACAGTTCATGCCAGCCGTTACTTCATCAAATGCTTCTGTAAGTTTATTAAACTCATCAAGAAATTGGGGCGTATCATTACGAATGATTAAACAATCTCCAAAACTCGTTACTCTTGGAGATTCTGTAACATTTCAATCGAAGTGGCAACCGACAATAGTCAAGCAAAAAGGATATTATTATATTGAAAAAGAGACTGAAATTGGTGTATATCATGTGGCAATGGGTGTTGGAAGCAGTAAAATTATTCCCTTAATAAATGATTCTTTTGTTGGGCAACACGTAGGAAATTCAATCTATGAAAGAGCTGATTCTGTTAAATATTATAATCCTGATATTGTTTTTGTTTTGGGTGGGTATAATGACCTTGCCGAACTATCAATAGGTTTGCTTGGTAATAGCACCGACGAGGCGTATGTGGGAGATGCAGTATATTCAAATGCGCCATCATTTTATAGCGCCTATAAAGGAGTTCTTAAAAAACTGACCGAACAAAATCCTAATGCTCGTATAATATGCCTAACAATTGCATATTGTCATTTACTAACGCCATTACAATTGGGAGAAATGGCAGATGCAATAATTAATTGTGCATCGCAATACAACTGTGAGAGCATTGATTTACTTAGGAATGTCTTAATTAATTCATCAAATTACACGACATATTTATCTGATGACGTACATCCAAATACCGCCGGAGGATTATTAATTGGCAATTATATTGCATCTCAACTTTAGTTCGTATTTTGGACTATTAGAACCAAAATACAAATAAACCCCGAAACGTGACGAGAGATACTAAAGGGTGATTCGGGGTTTATTATTAAAACTAAACATCATGAAATACCTTGCATTACTCCTGATTTTATTTTGCATTTCAGCATCGGCACAAACAAAACTAATACCGGTACGCACAGAGCAAATCGGCAAAATAACAGTTTTAAAAGTAAATGGACAATACACACAAGCCGATGGCACTTTTAAATGGAACGGGAAACCATCTTATTGGTATTCTGTAAAAGCTAAAAAATTTACAGCACAGCCAAACGAAGTATTTATTCACCGATTTGTAACAGTCTGGAAAAAGCAATAACACAATGGCATGGGTAGCAATTGAAAAAGGTAAAGAAGTAATTTACGACCGTGACGAAACCAGATCCGCCGGCTCGTATTTCAGCTTTATTGAGCTACCAGCCGGAAGCATCGAAAAATTAACAGGCATTAAACCTGAAAAATTAAGAGAACCATACAATTTAAACCATGGCCGAATTTAAACCAGCATTTCAACACACAATAACCACCGAGGGCGGTTATGTGAACGACCAGCAAGATCCGGGCGGCGAAACATACAAAGGCATTGCCCGCAAAATATTTAGCAAATGGGCCGGTTGGCAATCCATCGACATGCTAAAACGTCAATCAGGGTTTCCGGGCAACATCGATAAATATCCAGAAATTCAGCAATTAGTAGAAGATTTTTACCGCGTCGAATTTTGGGACCGTATGCACCTGGATGCAATTACCAGTCAGGAAATCGCCAATTCAATTTTCGACTTTGGAGTAAATGCCGGAATCGGGACCAGTTCAACACTTGCGCAATTGGTTGTTGAGGTTACCACCGATGGCATTATCGGAAACGATACCATTGCAGCAATAAATAGCTTTAATGTCGATCATTTTATTGCAGCATTTACAGTTGCTAAAATTGCACGCTACATTACAATCGTAAAAAAACGACCTACCAGCCGCAAATATTTCTATGGTTGGATTTTAAGATCATTAGGCGAAACCGCATAAATAAAAAACTATGTCATTCATAACCGAATTATTTTCATCCGGAGCCAGTACCCTAGTCGGGGCAGTTGGCAAGGTCCTAGATAATGTAATTACTACCAAAGAGGAAAAATTGCAGATCGACAACGAGATTTTAAAAGCCGACATGCAATTTCAGCTCGACATGCAAAAAATGAGCAACGAAGAAAAGGCCATGGTTTTAGGTGATATAAGCAACGCCCGCGCCCGCGAAGTGCAAATGATGAACAGCGAGAATAACACCAGGCTAAACAAAAACCTGATGCCATTTCTCGCGCTGGGAACCATATTTGTAATTTTATCTTTAATGTTTGTGCTCATTTTTACGCCTTCAGTAATAAAAGCCGAAAGCAAAGATGTGATCATTTACATTTTGGGAGTACTCAGCGCCGTGCTTACTCAGATTTACAGCTATTATTTTGGATCATCAGCCGGGAGCGCCGAAAAGTCAAAAACAATCAATCAAATAAGAGGGTAACATATTATTTGAAAACGACATGACCATCGACAAAGAGAGATATGTTAAAATTCCGCTATGGCTGGTTACTTATTTAATTCCGGGAATCGTTGCATTATTGACAACAATAAGTGTTTTATCGGCAGAAAAGGCAAAACAACAAACAAAGTCAGAAAAGTACGAAGAAGAAATAAAAGTACTTCAGGAAACAAAAGTTGATCGCAATGAATTTACCCAATTCATGAATTCATTAAATCGCATTGAAAACAAATTAGATTCGCATATCGACCGCGATAAAAAATAGTAGATGCATTGTAGTTAGTTTAGTTAGGTTTAGGTTTAAGCCCTTCGCACCCGCGAGGGGCTTTTTTAATGTGTTGAGGTTTGCATGTTTGCCGTTACCCATATTGTTACCCTAAAACGATAAAAGCCGCATTAATAGCGGCTTTTTTGTATCCCGGTTGGGAATACCAAAATACATTACACATTTTATATTGATACCGTAAAACATGGCGATTGATAAGGGTTTTAAAATCTTTCCGGTATAAAATGTAACCTTAAAAGGCTTTTTGCGTTCCCCTTATTGTTACCCTCATTTTCATTCAATACCTTTGAGCCATGCAAATAAATTTCTTTTTAAAAGACGCAAAAAAGGATAAAACATCGGTTTTTGCGGTTATGCGATATAAAGGTAATCGTTTTAAAATTACAACAGGCACATCCGTTGAGGTTAAGTACTGGGATAAATCGACACACAGGGCTAAAATTACCCGAAATTACCCCGATCACGAAACCATTAACATACTACTCAACCAATTCGAGAACGCCGCTAAAAAACTATTTACCGATGCCGACATTAGCCGAACAATACCAACACCCGAAGCAATTAAACAGTGCTGCACCCCACCACCAACACAAGAAACCATTATACCAGAAAATTCATTTATTGATCATTTCCGCAAGTATATCGAAACAGCTAATTTAAAACCCCGCACCAGGCTATTTTATGGCACCACGGCCAACGTGCTGCAAAAGTACGAACAGGCCACCCGTCGAAAGCTGCAATTTGCCGACATCAACATCGCATTTTATAACGCGTTTCGCACCTGGGTAAACATTACACCCCGCGAACAAAAAGAAAATGAGCCGCCAAAATACTACGCTTCCAACACCTTTGGCACATTTATAAAGCACATTAAAGCAGTAATGAACGCCACTGGCCCCGACGGTACTAAATTGCACGAAACCACCGATTATCACCACCGGAAATTCGTAAAAGAAGCCGAAACCGCCGACAGTGTATATCTGTCAGCCGCCGAGTTAAAAAAAATACAAGATATTGAAATCACATACGCCGCTGTTTCGTTACAACATCCCGATTTAATCAGGTTACACATCGAAAAGAAAATAAAAGCACTCGAACAAACCCGCGCCTTTTTCCTGATTGGTTGTTATACGGCCCTCCGGATATCCGATTTTTCGCGGCTCGAGCGTTACAACATTGGCGACGCATACATCCGCATCAAGCCAAAAAAAGGCACACATAAAAACGACGATGTAGTCATACCCATACACCCCGTAATTAGCGGAATATTAGCCAGCGGATTTGACCTGAGTAAAAAAATGAGCGACCAGCGATTTAACGACCACCTCAAAGAACTTTGCCAAATGGCCCAAATTAACGAGCCGGTAACCACAGTACGCACCGAGGGAGGGCGACAGGTAAGCCGCACCGCCGAAAAATGGACGCTGGTAAGTTCGCACACTGCACGCCGAAGCGGAGCCACAAACATGTTTGTGGCCGGAATCCCTGCTATCTCGATTATGAAAATAACAGGACACAAAACAGAACGTTCGTTTCTCAGGTATATACGCATCAGTCAGGAAGAAAACGCCCGTTTGCTGGCACAACACCCGTTTTTTAAATAACATGGACCACTACCGCCGCCAAATATTTCGCCGCCAGTTGGCTAATTTGATAGCCGCAATAGTAATTGTACTGGTAATTTGGATTTTAAGTCTGATATTCAAAATCTAAATCTTACACCAATACCATCTGGACCAATGTAGGCACGCTTCATCCATTTTTCCGAATCAATTAATGTAATTAATCCAGCAACAGAACAAGCTGCACCACCGTAAATTAAAACAACATCAATTGGCGATGATAGTTTTCGTTCAGTATTTTTATTATTTTCTATCGCAACACCAGCCCCAGCCATTGCAATACCTGCTAACTGTAATCCATATCCAGTCATTTTTTCATCATGATATTTTTTGAGACAGTGACGTACATAGTCAGTTTGAAATTTTAATTTTTCATCAGTAGTAAGTTTCTGGTACTGTTCATTCACAATTGTTTTTTTCTCAGGTTTAAAATAAACATCATCCTGGGCCTGTAAACTAGCCGCAATAATAGTTAACACAATAGTAAGGAGTAAAAAAAAGCGTTTCATAATATTTTATAATTTTTGGTTTTTTAGTTGATATAAATCAGTTGCATTGCCTTATATTTGCTCGCGACTGTTGCCCATTAATGTATTTAGCACACCCAGCACTCGCCCATCGAAAACATGGGTCAGGAGTGCTACATCCGTAAGGCGTAGCGGCTGGGTAGGCTTTGCTTATTGGGCGACAGTCAACTCCTGACTTTTTCACCAAATAACAAACACCATGCAGCGACTTATTTTAATTCTGATTGCTGATTTAATGGCAATCGCAAGTTTTTACACTCCCATTCAAAAGAAGTTAACGGCTACCGAAGCGCAAAACCTTCGGAGAATCGAAAAATGTGTCAAAATTCTGAAACATCAGGACCGGCACATTCATCGACATGTGAGGTATCAACACCACCACCACCACAACGCTTAAATTACAACCCCGTTAAACTCCCCGTTAATGGGGTTGCTTATTTTCCGTAATACTTTTGCCGCTCCTCCTCCAAAATTTTAATCTTTTCCTCCTGGCTTTTCAACAATCGTTCGTAAAGCTCAATATACTTTGATTGATCATCAGATTTCTTTTTGTATTCGGATAAAGGCTCTTCTACCGCATTCATTTCTGACTTCCCAGTCAATAACCATTCGCAATTAATTTCGAATTTATTCGCAACATTCTGAAGAAAACTAAACTTCGGTTGCACATCCTTTATATAATTTCGAATATTAGCCTCACTAGTATCGGTTAAAATTGCGAATTTAGAGTTATTACCATCCGCAAATCTATCTACAAGTACCTTAATTCGTTCATGAATAGTGCTCATTTTAAGCATTATAAAATTTATTCGAAAAAATATTCGAAAAATGTTTGCAAATTCGAAATTAGTTTCGATCTTTGAAACATCAAACAATAAGTAAATACATACACAATGCAAGAATACGAAACTAATGCCGAAAATGTTGCAATAATTCGCAAGGAAGTATCAAAAACTTTGCGCACGATGCCGGTAAACGAAAAAACCGACTTTGATATTATTCAACTCGACTCAGTACGAGTGAGCATCCAACGCCTGCAAAAAAAACTACGAGGCGAAGGTTTAAAATGGAGCACCACCACAAACGACAATCGCATAGAAGTAACCCGCGTAGCTTAAAAAAAGGACTAAATTACTGAATAAACCGAAGGACAGATTTAAATCAATCATTCAATCCTTCAGTCCATCAATATTAAAAACCATGAAAACACAAACCATTTTGCAACTCGATGAGGCCGACCTAAAAAAGGTACTGGCCGACGAATTAGGCGAATTAGCCACCGCCGCCATCTTAGGCCAGTTCTCGGGCCGCTTAGTTTCAGCCGATACCGTTGCCGACATCCACGACGTACACCGCGACACCGTATTACGCTACGCCACCGCCGGAATCATACCATATATCAAAACCGGTAAGCTTTACAAATTCCAGTTATCCGAAATACTACGCATCAATTTTCACAACCTGAAAAAGATAAAAACCGCCATTAATTAATCATTCATATAAACCGTACAGACGTTGCATGCAACGTCTCTAACATCAAAACTACAATGCAAAACGAAACACCTACAACATCAGCACAGCCATCATTCAGCCCTAAAACAGTACGCCGCCAGCCTAACCGCCACGAACGCCGGGCAGCCTTCCGCAACCAGAACCCAAAACGCAACGACGGCAAATACGTTGGCACCGGTAACCGCCAAATAATGCAGATTTGGAACGACCAGGCCATTTACACCCCACGCCGCCACAAACTAAAAGGCTACGAAAAAGAAGCCAAGCGTCGAAGCCGCAAACATGCAGCATGAGTAACCCGAATTACTGAATAAACCGAAGGATTGAATTAAATCAATCCTTCAATAAATCAAACCTTCAATATTTAAAAAAATGAAAGCAAAAATTACAAATTGGTTTAGCAACAACGAAAACGCAATGACCGCCTTGTTTTGCACCATTGTTTTCGCCATTTCAGCCTTATTTATTTTTGGCATTGCCATGATTTTAAAGTACGCCACAGTTATTGATTTAGCCTAACCATGAAAGGATCACGCATCACCGCCACCATTTGCCTCATAATAGCCGGTCCATCGCTTGCCGGAGTATTAATAGGAGCCACGCACCAGCTAGCCATAGCCATACCATTATTAATTCTTTCAGTCGTATTATTCAACAAAAAAACATTTAAAGCCTGATGGAAAATACAAACATTACCCGAAGCCCGGCCGAAACAGCCAAAGCCGTTTACAATGCAGTTACCGAATCGCGCGAGGTTATGGATGCCGTTATCGAAATAGTGAAAAACGTTAACAGCTCGATAAACGAGAACATGGCAACCATCGCCGCCAAATACCAGATCGACGAACACCACATGCGCCAAATCTCCGAAGTACGCCTTCTGAAATTCAACACCGAAAAATGATTTGGTATTGTTGGAAAAACGGTTCGCACATCACATGCCGGTGCATTGAAGGATTGCTGATACGTGGAATCCCCAAATCGATGATTTTTAAAGTTGAAGCTGAAACACAAATAGAAGCCAAACAAAAGGCTGCAAAAATTATAAAAGAGGTGTATTTCAAAACTGAGAATTGAACTACATCCAAGCATGGGAATGCGGGGGCATTGGCAAACTAGGAATGACACTGCCCCCATTCAAAAAACACATTGCAAGTTAGAGCAGAGGTCAGCTCGCGGGTTTCATAATCCCGAGGTCACAGGTTCGAATCCTGTACTTGCTACGCAAATGGTTACTGCTGCAAATGAGACCATGCCCGAAGTTAAAGCAGTTATGTAAGGCTCGGGGCAAAACCGCACAGCATGACGCGGCTAAGAAATAGCCAGGAGGCGGTAAAAATAACGACAGCACGGAAAGACGGCAACATGGAACCGTGGCAGAATTGGAATTGCCATAGCGGATGATGCCACCAACGGAACAACGTACACGAACCGTTGAAAGCAAGTTGAAAAACGGAAATGGTGGTGAGGGTTCGAATCCCTCCGGTTCCCCGATATTCTTTTAACAATTTCAACGCCTGTTGCTCCTGATTGGTCCGCGAGGTACGTCACGGGAGCAACTATTTTAAAACCTTACAAAATGATAAAAGCATTTATTATCTGGTGTGTTTTGGTATTAATCATTTGCGCATTTATGTACGGGGCCAACCGAACCAAACCGCAACCACCACGAAACAACAAGCCATGATAACCACCGAACCCGACCTAATGGCCGACCACATCAAATGCACTGTATTTCGCATCGATCAGGAAATAACACAGATCGAACGCCGCGCACAAGAGTTACGGAGCACACGGTTAAGCCTTCAAATCATTTGCCCGCACCAGTTTACGCCCGACGGACAAACCCACGGCGGCCATTACGAAACATGCACCATTTGCGGATTCACACAACGATAAATCAATCCTTCAATCCATCAGTAACTCAACACTAAATGAACGCAACCATCACCGCATACATCGGCTTTCGTTACCCAAACTGGATGGATTATGCACGCCACCAGTGCCGGGTTCAACACCTCGAAGGCTGGGAATGCGATTTGATGAATGAAATCATTGTTGATCTGATGCGCAAACCCGAATGTAAACTGGCCGACCTGATGAGCCGCCCAACACGCAAAATAGTAAACGGACAGCCCACCACCGAACTCGACAAATTTGTGCTCACCATGATTAAATGCAATGCACAGTCGCGCTTTGCCAGCTTCAGGAAAAACACCGTAGGGCAAAAGATAATAGCCACACAGGGCCGTATGGTTGAGGTTGCCACCTTTTGCGAGTTAAGCGAAGCCGCCGAACCATTAGACGATTGTACTTATAACCCCGAATTAGCCGCAAAAATGGACAGGATGCATACCCGCAATTTAAAACTGATGAAACAAAACGGGTATTCGTGCGAAGCCATTGAGTTATACATAAAACATTACATCGACAGTAAAAAGGTTACACAAAAACAACAAATAGTACTATTAAATATTCAAAAATTTCTACAACAAAATGATTAAAGTAAGCCGCATTATGGTGCATTGTGACCAGGATCAATGCATTATTGAAAACGAAAAAGCACTCGAACAACTTCGGGCGAAAATATCGAATGAGTTGAAAATACCCGCGAGTCAAATAACATTCACCTACGATAAAACTAACGACAATGACACAAAAATTAATTGAAACACGGCTCGATGAAGTGAGGTTTAAAACCTCGAATATTCGCGAAATGCTTGGTAAATACCTGGCTATTGATGTTCTGAAAACATGGATTGAAGATTTAGTAGATAATGACACTCACGAAGTGGTTTCCATTGAAAGAAACGAAATCCTGTTTAAAAGAGGCACTTTGCTCGATGTTGATAAAATTACTGAAATTCAATTTTTTCAGGGTACCGGCGACATTAACGAGGTTGAGGTAAGCAATCAGCAGCGCATGGCAAAATTGGTTTACATGAGCGGACTGGTGCCGTGGTCGGTAAGCATCCAGTCGGGTAAATCAAAAAAACGGTTTTTGTTATATGCCAACAGCGTGCAAATGGCAATCGATGTAATTAAAGACTTTGTAGAACTGAATTTCGATGAACCATTTTTCATTATGAACGTGCGAAACTTTACCGACTGCATCATTATTCCGGATGAAGAAACCGACGAGGAAATCGCCGAAGATTTGGACAATGAAGAAATGGACGTAGAACGTAAATTTTACCAGATTGATGTATGCGTAAAGACCGACAACGGCCAATACACCCAAAGTTTTGTAATCAGGGAAAAAGATGTCGATTCGTCGATGCTGAAGATTAACGAATGGTTACACACCCAAATGAAAGAACGTGCCGAAAAACGCAATCAACCCGAGATAGAAGTATTCGACACCGCCATTGAAAAAGCCATCGCCATAACGTGCACCGCTACCATCGAAAAAGAATTCAGCCTGGCATACGTTAACGCCGAAAACTAAGAGCCATGAGTCACACGCAAACACACATGAATCTAATCAGGAAACACCTTGAAGATGGCCGAAAAATAACAGCGCTGGAAGCTCTTAATTTTTACCAATGTATGAACCTGAAGGGCCGCATTTTCGATCTTAGGGTTGATCCTTACAACATCCCAATCCAAAAACAATGGATTAAGCTAAAATCAGGTAAACGAGTCGCTCAATACTTTCTCCTGAAATCGACCATAAGTCAATTAAAAAATCAATCCATCAATCCATCAGTAATTCAATAGCTATGTACCTACCAGCACACAAATTTTACATCGACAGCATCGGCCCGGTTACACCATCAGCAACCGGACAGCATAAGTTCATCGAAATTGTACTCCGGAAACCCGCACAACGCGACGAATTTGGAGACGAAAAATATCCGGATGATTATTTTCAATGCACCGTATGGAACGACAAAATAAACCACCTGCCCGAAATTGAAGAAGGCGATAAAGTTGAGGCCGTACTCAATTACCAGGGGCGCAAACTACTCGACCGCGACCCCGGAAAAACCTACTATTCAAAACAGTTCAACATTCAGAAACTTACAAAACTGTAACCCATGGCCAAAGAGTTTAAATTTGAAATGCAGATGCGCGATTTCAATCCATTTGTAAACGGAAAAGTAAACTGTCACGTACCGAAAGGCTACAACTGGCTGTTGGGTTACCCGATACTACCCATGCCCGAATCGAAAGATCCGGTTAAGCAAAGCGTAACATTATCAACAGCCCGCATCAACGGTCAACACCTCGCACTATAATGCAACGCACCTACAACGGAATAACCTACGAGCTGGTAAAACAGCCAACCAGACGCAATGCGCCAATGTGTTGCGACGGTTGCGAAATACCATCAGGCAAATGCCCGGAACTATCGCCAAACGAATGTTGCAGGCCCGAAAATTTAGATTCGGTATGGAAAAAATCAGTCAGTCAATCCATCAGTAAATCAGTAAACAATGGCAATTGAATTTAGGGTAAAGCGAATTGAAACAGTAACCAAACAGTGCCGCGGATGTGGCGGCACAGGTTACAACACCGTAAAGCACAACGGATCGGTATTTAAAAACAAGTGCCACAACTACGGATGCAAAGAGGGCAAAATAACCGCCGAAAAAGAAACCGACATTAACCTGATAACCGCCCTCAAAGAATTGGGATTAATACAATAAACCACCACTAACTACAATGAAAACATCAGACGCATTTAAAAACACCATTCAGAGCTATCTGGAAGGCCGGGCAGCCACCGACGAACTATTCGCCGTATCGTTTGCCAAAGAGGGTAAAACAATCGACAATTGCATCAACTACATTTTAACCACCGTTCAAAACAGCGGATGCAATGGTTTTACCGACGATGAGGTTTTCGGCATGGCCGTACATTATTACGATGAGGACCAGATCGAGGTAGGCGCTCCGGTTAATGGGCGTGTGGTTGTAAATCACACCATCGAACTCACCGAAGCCGACAAAGCCGAACTAAGGGAAAACGCACGAAACCAGTTTCAGGCCGAAGCGCTTGCCAAAATGAAAACCGCGCCAAAAGCACCTAAAAAAGCAGAGACACCCGCATCTATTCAAACAAGCCTGTTTTAGCCATGAAACCACAATACCAGCTTGCACGCGAAATAACAGAGTTGAGTAAATGGACTTTGCCGCCCGTTACTCATTCGCAAATACAATGGGGTTACGATCATTGCCTCGAAAAATACGCCCACCTTTCGCGGGGTAAAATGTATTGCCTCGAGTGCGGTCACTCCTGGAAGCCAGCCAACGACCACAAACGGCAAATTTGCCCCAGCTGCAATGCCAAACTAAAACGAATTAAGCATTACAGGTTCAGAGGTAATGAAGCCGATTACATGGCCGTTGTAACCACATGCGGCGGTTATCAGGTCGTGCGCATGGTTTGGATCAGCAAACGCCTGGCGATGAACTGGCCCGCCGAATACTTCGCCAAAGAAGTGATGCAACACTGGATCGACGAAAAAGGCCACGCAACAACAATGACACTATCGGTTAACGGTCTTTCAGCCGCTTGCGATTCGTGGGCATTTAGCAGCGAAATGAAAGTAAAGAATAACGGAAGTTACAAAGCAAACTTCAGGCATAACCTTTATCCATCGAAAACACACCCCAAAGCGCAGATTTTACCCATTTTCAGGCGCAACGGGTTTAAAGGAGATTTTCACTACATATCGCCAATCAAGTTTTTTACTGAATTATTGTTATCGCCAAATTTCGAAACACTCCTGAAAGCCAAACAGTACAGTTTGTTGAGGTATAGCATGGATCGCGCCACACATTACCGCTGGTCATCAATCCGTATTTGCATCCGGAATAAATACACGGTTACCGATGCTTCAATGTGGATTGATTACCTAGACTTATTGACTTACTTCCGGAAAGACGTACGCAATGCCGCATATATATGCCCTAAAAGCCTGAAGGCCGAACACGATCGCTTAATGCTTAAAAAGAAAAAGAAACAAGCGATTGAATCAGCCGAAAATAAACGCAAACACCTTGAACAGGCAGAAGAACAGTATATGCTAGAAAAAGCGAAATTCTTTGACATTAAACTGTCGGAAGGCGATTTGAACATTGTAGTACTCGCCAATGTAGCCGAATTTATGAAAGAAGGCGACGAGCTGCATCATTGCTTATTTATCAACAAATACTATGCAAAAGCCAATTCGTTGATCATGTCGGCCCGCAAAGACGAAAAAAGCATCGAAACTATCGAGGTAGCACTCGACCGCATGGAGATTGTACAATCGCGCGGCCTATGCAATCAAAACAGCGAATATCACGACCAGATAATTAGCCTGGTGCGCAATAATTTAACCGCCATCGCACAGGTGGCCGTTTAGGTGCGACATTAGACCTAAAAGGGATAACGGTACTGTGCTACACGTTCAGGTTGGGATAAGTACCGGAAGCCTTTCCTGTCAGAGCCGATTTAACAGGTACAAATGAAGATTGCAAACCACGGGTACCCAACTTGCGGGTAGCAACATGTTAGCGGTTCGTTGTTTATTAATCAATACTTTAAACTAAAATATGAAAACAAAAAAGTTGATTCCAATGGTTGATTACATCCTAAATATTGACTGGATGACTACAACCGAGTTTTGTAATGAAACAGGCGCACCACTGCCAAATATTAGGGGTGGAGTTGATTCATTTTTGCAGATTGATGCGATAAAACATAGAATGTTTGTTGAGTATGCAAAATTTCTAAACAAACCGCTTACACTCGAACTATTTATTGGTAAAAGTAAGGTGTTTGAAAACTTTGAAGTTGCATTGAACTTTGAGGACAAGCCTGTTCTAAGAATCATTGGAGAAAATCAAGTTTATGCCTACATAAACGATGATAAATTTTCAATGAGCTATCCCAAAATGGCTAAAAAAATTGAAGACCTCGTCTCGATGGGATGGCAATACAATGACCGCTAACGGTGGAAGCTACACGTCAGTTGGGGAGAAACGAGTATAAATTTATCAATATGCGAGAAAGTGACAACGATTATTTAAACAATAAGAACCCAACACCACCCCAATTGCGGGTAGTTGGGGTTATAGCTAGTACTTATATCATCTGCGCTGCAATTTGGTATCAGGATGGTAAAAAGTACGCACATCAGCCGCGAAATGTCGATTCTGGATTCACCGTTTGCGGAAGGCGACACCATAACTGTTTTATTACTTCCTATATTCTGAATGGCGAAGAATCATTAAAAAAGAAAGTGTCAACCGATGAATGGAAAGTAACTCAGGGATTTATTACTTCAGATGATAGGTTTGTCAATCGAAAGGAAGCTGGTCAAATAGCTTTTGATTCAGGTCAAACTGTCAAATTAACTGAATGCCTTTTCTCGGAGGATTTGTATTAGCCATAACTACTATTTATACAAAAGCTCTGTAATTAGTTAACTTTTAAATAATTAAACCATGAATATCGGAAAGTATGTTAGTATGTATTCCGAAGACCTGAAGCTAAAAAATTATGGAGTATTGACAATTAAAAACTATACTTCTCAGGTTCGCTTGTTTTTGGAATACTTCGATAAAGTGGCGACAAAACCGTCTGAAATCAATGAAAAACAGATTAAAGCATGGTTGATGCTGGCACACTCGTTAAATGGTCGGAAACAGCGAATTTCAGCAGTTAAGTTGTTTTATTCACTAACTGGGAAACAGCCGTTAAAATTCAGGCACATTGAATATCCAAGAGCTGAAAAGCATTTACCCCAGGTGATTGATAAGGATTTGATTGTTTCCCGAATCAATGGAATAAAAAACCTGAAGCATAAGGCTGTTTTATCGCTTGCATTTTCGGTAGGATTACGAGTTAGCGAAGTAGTTAATCTGAAGATTGCAGATATTGATTCAAAGCGAATGATTATCAACATTCGCAATGCGAAAGGTCACAAAGATCGCGTTGTTCCGCTTTCTCCGGTGATACTTGATATTATGAGGGCATACTTCAAAGAATACAAACCAATAGAATATCTATTCAACGGTCAATTTGGAAGGTTGTATTCTGCTCATTCATGCCAACTGATTTTCAAAAAATATATTGATCAGAAATCACACTTTCATATACTTCGGCACAGTTCAGCCACTTCGTTACTCGAATCCGGAACAGATTTGAGGATAATACAAAAGATTCTTGGCCATTCATCAAGCAAGACAACCGAGATTTATACTCATGTGAGCAAACAATTACTTTCAAGAGTTGCACTTCCGATGTAGTTCAACTATCGGAGTATATGAACCTTAATTTAAGGCCATTCTGAGCAATCAGGATGGCCTTTTATTTATTGGGCAGTCGTAGTATTTAAAAGTCCCCTACAGGGCCTGCCTGTCGGATGACAGGGATTTAGGGGT